AGAGGCTGGATTTTTAGACAGTCATAACAAGATAGACAACGTAAACAACGAAGAAAATAAACATTAATATAAGACCACCTATAATGGTGTTCTCTATCATTTGTTTTTGTTTTCGTTTAGCTTCTAATTCTGCCTCTTTCTTTTGCTTTCGTATGTCTGCTTGTATACGTATGACTTCATTCCAGGCATTAGGGCCATAGTTTAGGTTTACAAAGTTACGTAACTCATTCTCCATTGCTATAGCTTTCTTCTTCATAGCAAATGTTTCTAGTGCCTCTTCTTCTACAGAGCCAAACATTTTACTTTTCTTTTTGTTATGGCCTTCTTTAACTGTTTGAATCGCACCCATCCATTTGCCTAAATCTTTAGACATACTCTCTACTTGTTTACCTACTTTGAATCCTGCTACAATCGTTTTGTATGCAGTCGTAGCTACACCAAATGCTGTAACTGGGTCCATGTTTGCCTCTTAATTCTTAATGGATTATATAAAACGTGGTTGTCTTTTGTAAGGGTCTTTTTCTATTGGGCCTCCTTTTTTTGCAACTTGTATTGGCTTATCTTTACCTAAGAAAGCTGCATATTGTTGTGGTGTTTCTTCTTTTAATCTTGTATTATATCTTTTACCATCATAAGTAAATTCACCTTCTCTATTTCCTCTAGCTGCTGCAAAGGCTTGTTTAAAAGTTTCTTCTGGTTTAGCTTCAGATACTTCTACCTCTATTTCTTTTGGCTCTTCTCTTTTAGACAGTGTTGGTCCAGGGTCTACTAATGTTAACATAGCATTACTAATTCTTTTCATTCTTTTTGCTACACCTCCAAATCCACTGCCTTTCTTTTTAGATGCTTCATATTCCCTACTATTTAAAAATTCTTTTGATGCTTCTGCAACTTTACCTTTGTTTAATAATTTAACAGTGTTTTCAGCATATGCTTTTTTAGCTTGTGGGTCAAAATCTCCTCTATAGAAACCACTAAATAAAGCAGCTTGAAGAGACTTAGGATATGAATTTAAATTAGGAAATACTTTTTTAAATCTAGGAAGTCTTTCATTAATATCTCTCATAAGTAATTTATTAGCATCATCAGAGCCTTCTTCTAAAAACGTTCCTTTTTTAATAGGTTTACCATCTAAACCTCTAGTATGTCCAGCACCTATTGTAACAGGGTCATTAGCTTTTTTAGTAGGTTTTTTAGCCACACTAATAAAACCTTCATCTTCTTTTATTATATCAATGTAATGTTGTATGTCTTCCATGTTCTTACCCTTTCATCTATAAACTCTAACATTTTTATTACTTAAATCTACTTCTACTGGCTTACATATTGCTGTATATCTTTGTTTGGTTTGTGGGTTTGCTGGCTGTTTCATTACCCTAGCTGCAAAATATTTACATCTATTAATATCTGCAAACATCATAGTGCTTTCTTGTTGTGCTTGCCCAAGATATAACATTAATAAAAAAACAGTTGTCATTTCTCTGCTGCTCTTCGAATCATATCATCTATCTTGCTTTCTAATCTATCAAATCTTTGCATGAGTTGTGACATATCATCTTTTACATCTTCTTTTGTGGCATAGTTTATTGCCATATTTTCTTTTGCTTTTGCCAGTTCATCTTTCACTTTACTAATAGCAGCAGACGTAGAACGTATCCACCATAGAAAGCCACCTATTGCCATTGTTAGTATTGCATTCCATATCATTGTCATATCTGCCATATTTCTTCCCTCTGTTTTAATATTTCTTGTTGTTGTTGTAAAAGTTTTTTATATTGTTTATCTATTGCTTCTTTATTTACAATATTTTTTTCTTCTTGTGTTATTTTATTTTTAGGAAATATAATTATATTAGTAGTCATTATTTTCCTCCTATGTTTACTTCTGGTAATGATTCTGTTTGTAGTGTAACATCTTTATATGCTGATTGTAAATTTGCTAAAGAGTTACTAATATTTCTATAATATGGTAATATTTCTGGATTACTTTTTATAATATCTCTATAAAATGTTTTTTCAAGTGTAGGTACTGTAAACCTACCTTTAATTATATTAGTGATTTCTGTATTAGAAAAACCACCTGCAGTTTTTATTTTCTTATCTTGTAATATCTTTTTAATTTGGTCTTCACTCATAAAAGATTTTAAATCATTTACTAATTCAAATACACCTTGTTGTGCAGCGAACTGTTCTTCTATGGCTTCTTGATAATCTTCAAGTATTCCTCTTAATGATAAGTTTTTACTTCTATTAGGATTAGATAAATTATTTTTTATTTCACGAACTGTAGATTTTAACGTACCATTTGCATTTCTCATAAGATTACTAACAGCAAAACCTATTTGTTTTTTAGGTTTATAATCTTGTTCTTTTAATCCTAATCTAAAAGGATATAAAGCAAGTGCAGCAGGACTAGCAGCTCCAGTTGGTTGAAATCCTAACTCTGTTAAAGACTTTGAAAGTTTTGCAGTATCACCAAAGTAAGATGGATTTAAAGCATTTCTAACTTTTGTTCCTAACTCACCTCTACCTAATGGTGTTGATAAAACATTAAATGCACTTTCTACTGCAGCATCACCACCTACATCTCTTAATAGTTTTACAAAACCAGGTTCTATTAATTTATAAGAATTAGTTAAGTGTCGTATTCGACCTTCATCTGTATTTGCTTTAGAATAATTTAAAAAAGATAAACCTAATTCTGTTGCCATTGATGGACTTAAAAAAGGTTCATATGTTTTCTTTATAGCATAGGGAAGTAACTCATCTAATTTTTCTACAACATCTTCACCACTAGCTGCTGCCATCATTAAAGGTGTAATAATATCTAACACATACTGGTCTGGATTATTATAAGATAAATCAGTAACACCATATGTTTCATTACCTTCTTCATCTTTACCTTTAGGTCTTATCTGTAGTGCATGATACTGTGCCCATTCTGGTTGTGACTTTCTAACACCTGGTTCTACTTTATCTGTGCCAACAACTTGATTGTATGTATATGCAGCTACAGTTGGTAAAGCAGCCATTGTAATCTGTGATTTAAGTCTTTCTACTCCAGCTATTTGTAATGCTTTATTGCCTGTTTCAAAACCTTCTTTTAATTCCTGTGCACCTAATTTTAATATATTATATTTATTACGTAAGTTCTCTGCTGGAAAAGCAGTAAAAGCACCAAGCACAGGTATGTCTCTCATCTTCTCTAATATCTTTGGCACTCTATCATAAACCGGTACAATGTTTAATGTTTTAGTTGCTGCCTCTTCAAACAACATATCATCATCAAATGTTTTAAAACCTTTCTTAGGTATGATAGGGTTGCCATCTGCATCAATACGACCATAGTCTCTAGCAAATTGTTCTCTTTTTAATTGTTTTTGTTCTGGTGTTAAGTTTTTAAATATAGATTCTGCTCTATCTCTCTCACCTAGTAGTGTCATTAACTTACCAACATCATCTGTACCAGTATAAGTTCTCTCTGCTTTTCTAGATACTTTTGTACCAAGTTTAGTTCTCTCTACAGCAGATACACCACCAGATGCTAAGTCTAAAAATCTTCTACCTAAAAATCCTTTTAGTCCTTCTTCACTTTCTATTTTTCTAGCATCAGCTAATCTTCCTAATATTTGCCCTATCTCCACATTAGTAGCAGTAACACCAAGTCTATCAGCTATCTGTTTAAATTTATCTTTTGTTTGTTTATCACCTGTTACATATTTGTATGCATATTTTCCTATGCCTCTAGCATTACCAGAAGCAGCCACATATTGTGGTACACCTAAAGCATTTCTTATATGGCCATATGGATTATAAACAGTAACACCTTTTTTTAAATAACCATTAGCACCAGAAAATAAACTTCCTAAAAAGGCATTACCAAATACAGGTTTAGTATCTGTTAATACTCTTATCTTTTCTGCAACATCTCTAGGTACAAATATTTGTCCTAACTCAGGATTAAATATATCAGTTCTTGGTAGTCTAATACCAACATCTTCTGCCTCTTTACCACCTACTAAAGGCACCATATCTTCACCAGGTCTTTGTTTAATAGCTTCTGCTCTAGCTACTTTTGTATCACCTTTTACTCTTATTCCTATACCTCTACCAAGTAAACTTCTACCTATTTGGTCTGCTACTAACACCTCTGATACAGGTTCTGTAATAGCACCTATAGTTTCTGCAGCTCTAACTGCAGCACTGGTATTAACACCCCATATTTTTTTTAATATAGGATTTATTTCTTTTTTAGTTTTTAATCCACCAAACCTTGTTGTTTTTGCTTTTGGATAAAAAGATTCATAAACTTGTTTTTCAACAAAATCATCTATTAATTTAGTTTGTTTAGTAACATCTAGTTTACCTTCAGTCTGTGGTAAAAAAGTTTTATTAACTTCACCAACTTCCTCTACTACACCAGTGTCTTTATTTATTTTACCTTTTCTAATACCAAGTTTAACTTGTTCCTCTGCATCTGTTCTAGCTATAGCTTGATATTGTTTAATTAAGTCATCATTAGCTTCATATCTTTTCCATAACTTAAATGGTATTCTTTCACCTCTTGCAGTTCTTTCATAAACATCTTTAACATATTCATTAGGTTTTATTTTATAAATAGTTTCTACTTTTTCACTAACTGGGTCTGTGTATTTACTAATTTTATTATATACATTTTTTCTTAATTTAACAAAGTCAGTGATAGCATCATATATTCCTACGTCTCCTGGTATTCTTTCAGCTCTCTCTTTTAAATCTTGTAAGGCTACAGTATCACCTTCCATTGCAGCATTAATTTTATTTCTTTTTTGTTCAGCAGTTAATCTTATTTCATCAGGTATATCTAGTCCATCATCTTTAACAAATCTTTGTTCTGCTATTTTAATATCATCAACTATTCTTTCTGTCTCTGCTTTAGTTTCTTTAAATATAGCTCTGCCTGCTTCAAAGTTTCTTTGAGTAACATCATCTACTCCTCCAAAAGGGAGTATGTAGTTTTTAATTCTATTAGTATACATAGCAGCTTGTTCAGCATTTTTTAAAATACCTTGACCTACTTTTGTTTTTTCTAAACCTTTACCAGTTATTCTACCTACACCTTTAACACCTTCTAAACCT